GAACATCTGCATGGCATGACTATAGCTGACGAGTTCAGAGGTGTAGCTAATCGTAGCCAAGCATTGAGGGATAAGTACGGTGATGATTTCTACTCAGCACCTAGACCGAGGAAGCATAGGTACATTTTTCTAGTGGGTAGTAAGACATACAAGCGTGTGGTTACTAAGCACATAAAGTATAAACAACAACCTTACCCAAAGGGGGTAGCAGTATGAATAAAATAATTGAGTTCTTATATGGAGCAGGGTACATAGCTTGCATATGCACTGCAATTTATGTCACACTTGTAATCGTTGATAGCATAATAGGAGGGAGGTAATGGACGAGTTATTAATAGGTAATATATTTACTGATGAATTTTCTGATGTAGTAACTACAGAAGTATTGAAGGAATACTACGAAACAATTAGGGACTTAGATAGGGAGGATAGTAAAGACCTAAGTGCTGGTGATGAAACAGTAGAGACTAATCATAATGTAGAGGTTATGAATGCCCTGACTGTGCTGTTAAAAGAATTTATGGCACCTGATTTATTTAAACAATGGCTTAAGGATAGAACTTAATGATTGAATATAACTTGTATACCCAAGATGATTGCTCTCCATGTAAGGCAATGAAGGCTCAGCTAGATAAACTAGGACTTACAAAGCATGTAGTTTCCTATGATGCTAAGGAGTCAGTACATCATAACTCCTTACTAGCTATGGGATTCCGTAGTGTACCTGTGCTAGTGTGTGTGGACATGGACTACGTAGATGGACTGCCATTTGTACTCAACTCAATTCAGGGAAGAAGCACAGGCCATACTGACGAGGAATTTAAATTGTTCTTTAAAGGGGCAGATACATAATGATTGAAGCTGTCATGTGTTTAGCACTGAACCTTTATTTTGAGGCAAGGGATCAGCCAGTGGTAGGTCAGTTAGCCGTGGGCTTTTCCACCATGAATCGTGTCAAAGATAAACGCTACCCTAACAATGTGTGTGGAGTGGTGAAGCAAGCCATGTACAACGCATGGGATATGGAGAATCCTATACGACATCGTTGCCAATATTCCTGGTTTTGTGATGGCATGTCAGATTTACCCTCTGATGGTAAAGCTATGCTGGAGGCTACGATCTTAGCTCAGAACATTTACTACGGTAGAGTGACTGATATATCTAATGGGGCAACGCACTACCATGCCACATGGATTGAAACGCCCTACTGGGCAGATGAAATGACTGTTGTGTTCACGATAGATGAACATATATTTTATAGGTAGGAGGATATATGGCTACTAAGAATGACATAACGGGTGACAAGATTAAGAGTAAAGCAATCACGGATAAGTACTCTGCTGGTTGGGAAGCTCTATTCAATAAGTCTCCCGTACCATTAGGTGAGGATAATAAACCCAAGGACTGGGTTAAGCTCGGCCTAAGCCCTAGCACCATAGTGGAGGATTGGGATGTGAGGAAGAACAAACACCTGACTGAGGGTGAGTCAGGGTGGGATCATCCAAGTGAGGTTGATCATCGTGGAATAAAGAAAGGTAAGGAGTAATTTATGAGCATGGGTATAATATTTACACCTAAGATAGGTGACCACTTACGTAAGTCTAAGGGATTACTTGAAGGCTACTCTAAACAAGAGTTATCTGAGGTGGTAGAGTTACGTGCGTCAGGTCTTAGTTACAGGGAGTGTGGTCTTCAACTGACTAGGGCTGGCGGTAGCGTAGCCTGTGCTATAACCTACCATAAACTAGGTGATGCCATTGAAAAAAGACGGGAGGAATTAGAGGCATTATCTTCCCCTTGCATTGGAGTGTGTAAGTTGGTGGATGATGTGTGTGTTGGTTGTGATAGAACAATAGAAGAAATAATTAATAAGGGGTCTTGTCCGAGGTGAACAATATGGGACACCTAATTTTAGCTGCAATGTACATTCTAATGTACACTACAGTATACATTGTAAACAATAGGAAACTAATATGGAACTTGCATTACTACGAACACTCATGGATAAAGACTTCCATGACAATCACAAGGGCATACGCTGCCCCAACAGTATCTTCAGTAAGGATGGGCGCAAGGTTAAGGCAACCATCGACAATGCAATCACTACCTACGGCAGGGATGTAACCCCAGTTGAGGTGGAGGCACTGTTTTTCTCTAAGAATCCTACGCTTACTACCGCACAGAAAGGTTCCTTTAAAACTATCTTTGACAAGGTAGACAGGGAGGTAATCATGGGTGCTGACATAGCAGGTGATGTGCTGTCTGATATGTTCAGGCAACACGTAGGAGAAGAGGTGGCTAACCTCGGCTTTGAGTATGTTAATGGTGAGCATATATCGCTTGAGCCATTACGTGCTATCCTCGATAACTACAATGAAGACTTTACACCTAACCTATCTGTTGAGTGGGCTGACATTGATATGGAGTCACTGCTTACTAAGTGTAACCTAGAGGCACAGTGGACATTCAACCTACCTACCTTGGCACGTAAGGTGGAGGGCGTTAATGGTGGTCACCTTATTATGATAGGTGCTAGACCTGAGACAGGTAAGACTTCAAGCCATGCGTCATTCATTGCTGGCCCTAAAGGTTTTGCAGAGCAGGGCGCACAGTGCCTAGTGTTATGTAATGAGGAGGCAGTACATAGGGTAGCAGCACGTTACCTCAATGCGTCTACTGGCATGACACTCAATCAGATACGGGATAACCCTTCAGCAGCAACTGCTAAGTATCAACGTATCAAGGATAATGTTAAGTTCATTGACGCAACAGGTAAGGATATGGTTTGGGTAGAGTCTGTTATTAAATCCTACACACCTGACGTTGTTGTGCTAGACATGGGGGATAAGTTTGCTAGGCTCAATGGTGCTGCCCGTGAGGACATGATGCTCAAGGCTAACGCTATCTACGCAAGAGACATTGCCAAGCAGTACGGGTGTGCTATGTTCTACATGTCGCAGCTAAGTGCAGAGGCAGAGGGCAAGGTAAATCTCAATCAATCTATGATGGAAGGTTCCAAGACAGGCAAGGCATCTGAGGCTGACCTCATGCTACTCATTGCTAAGAACCCTGCCATAGGGGATGATGATACTGCTGAAGATCCTATGCGTCACATCAACATAACCAAGAACAAACTAACAGGCTGGCATGGCAAGGTGACTTGTATGTTAGACGGGAGGATTGCAAGGTATGGTGTTTGATCAAATAGAATTATTTATTGAGGACATAGAACTATACGCTGCCCACCCTGCATGTGAGGACACAAAGGTATGCTCCAAGTGTAATCATACTCTACCTGTGACAGACTTTAGCCCAGTAGGTAAGGGAGGTTATGTACGGCATGAGTGCAGAGCCTGTAGTAATGAGTTAACTAGAGTGCGTAAAGGGCTTAAGGAATTACATGGTCAGCCACCTAAGGGGTACGAATGTCCCGTGTGCTTATGTGATGAAGAGAGGGCTGCTACTGGTGGGCCTAGTAACTCTGCTTGGGTTCTTGACCATGACCATGAGACAGATGATTTCAGAGGCTGGCTATGCCATAGGTGCAACAGAGCATTAGGTTGTTTCCATGATGATGTTCCACGAATGAAGAGAGCCATTAAATATATTAAGGGGCAGTTATGATTACTGTATTGGATGTGGAGAACACCACCTGTAAGAGGGATGGTAAGCAGCACTTTGATCCTTTTGAATCAGAGAATGAATTGGTAATGATAGGTATGCTGTCGGAGGGTATGGAGTATTACTCAGATGAAACAGTAGTTACCTTTACTCATTCAGATAAACCACCCACTGATAATGGAGAGGTGATAACTCAGAACATATTAGATGCTACCACCCTGCTGGTCTGTCACAATGCAGTGCATGACCTTACGTGGATATGGGAATGTGGCTTCGTGTATGACGGAAAGATATATGACACCATGTTAGGTGAGTACATACTTAACAAGGGCATCAAGTCCCCACTTAACTTAGGCTTTGTATCTTCTAAGTATGAACTAGAGGAACAGAAGCTGGATACCATGTCTGACTACTGGAAGTCTGGCACATCTACAAAGGACATTCCCTTTGACGAGTTAGACGAGTACCTACGCTACGACTTGCGCTCTACTCTTGGTGTGTACAAGAAACAGATAGCACGATTTGCCAATGACGAGAACAGTAGTATGCAATCTGTTCTGGATCTTACTATGGATACTTGCTATGAACTGGCACTGATCTACAAGCGAGGCATCAAGGTTGACCTAGTAGAGTTGAACAAAGTAAAGACGGAGTTTGAAGAGGAACGGGCAGCACTATCAGAGGAGCTACATGAGTTCATAGAGGAATTGATGGGTGATACACCACTCAACATCAACTCACCTGAACAGCTATCTGCATTGGTATTCTCCCGTAAGCCTGTGGATAAGAAGGTGTGGGCCTTGAGTGTTAATGCTTTTATGTCTGACTCTTCATTCAAGGATGCTATGCGTTCTATGACTGGCCCTGTCTATAAGACTAAGGCTGCTAAGTGCATCATATGCAATGGCTCTGGCATGGTTCAGCACCTTACTAAGAAGGGTAAGCCCCGTAAGAACAAGAACATATGCAAGGCTTGTGATCGTAAGGGCTACACCTTAAAGAATACTAGGGAGTTAGCAGGACTTAAGTTCACGCCACCTAAAGCTACATGGGCCAGTGCTAGTGGTTTCAGTACAGGCAAGGGAATCCTTCAGACACTTGAAGCTACGGCTAGAGGGAAGGGCATGGAGCGTGAGGCAGACTTCCTATCCAAGCTACGTAGGCTTAATGCTATTGAGTCTTATCTATCTTCCTTTGTAGGTGGCATAGAGAAGTACACCAAGTCAGATGGGATGCTCCACGTACAGCTTACACAGCACATCACTTCAACAGCTCGGCTGTCAGGTCGTAACCCTAACATGCAGAACATGCCAAGGGGTGGTACGTTCCCTGTTAAGCGTGTGTTCATATCCCGATGGGCAGGTGGCAAGATCATGGAGGCTGACTTCGGACAGCTAGAGTTCCGTGTAGCTGCATACCTCTCGCAGGATAGGGTAGCTATCAAGGAAGTACTAGAAGGGTTTGATGTACACCAATATACCGCAGACATTATAGGTGGGGCAGGACAGCCTATAGCTAGGCAGAATGCTAAGGAGCATACCTTCGCCCCCTTGTATGGTGCTTCAGGGTATGGTCGTACACCAGCAGAGGCAGAGTATTATACTCACTTCATGGAGAAGTACCGTGGCATAGCAGGTTGGCATAGGAGATTAGCAACGGAGGCTTTGTCCGAGAGGAAGATTACAACACCTTCGGGTAGGCAGTTTGCCTTTCCTGATGTGTCAAGAAGGCGTGATGGTACTGTGACAAACTTTACCATGATTAAGAACTATCCAGTTCAGTCATTTGCTACGGCAGATATAGTGCCAGTTGCACTGCTGATGATGGAGAAATGCATGAAGGAGAGGGGGCTTAATAGTTGTATAGTAAACACCGTACATGATAGTATGGTTGTGGATGTTCACCCTGACGAGCGACAGGCTATGCTAGATGTAGTCGTTGAAGTAGAGAGTAAGTTAGTAAGCACAGTAAATAAGCTGTGGGATATTGATTTCAACTTACCTCTATCTCTGGAAGCTAAGATGGGAAACAATTGGTTAGATCAAGTAGATTGCTAAATAGCATAGAGGATGTATGAGTATGAGTGAAGTAGCTTTAAATCAAGTAAGTCAAGAAGAGTTGATGCGCCTAACAGGTATGGCTAACGAGACAGGTGGGGGTGGTTCTAAGAACAAGCTACCTCGACTGCGTATGTGGCATACTCCTTTGATGGGTGTCGTTGAAGTTGATGGCAAGAAGAAAAAGATGGAGGTAGTAGAGGCAGGGCAGTACCGTTTAGAGCAAGAGGACGGAACCTTTGCGTATGCACCAGAGGCTAACATCCGATTTGTCATGCAGTCATTCATGTACAAGCGTTACATCAGTGACCCTGCTAACAGCCGCTATGTTAAGACACTAATGTCTGACAACCTTAACTCAGATCTTAAGGATACTGACGGTGGGTTTAACTGTGGTAAGCCAGCAGGTTTCATTGAGGATTGGAACTCTGTGCCTGACAAGATGAAGGATCTTATTAAGTCTATCAAACGGGTACGTGTACTGTTTGGTGAGATTGATATGGTTGGTGCTGTCAATGAGAAGGGTGAGCCTATTGAGGTGGCTACTAGTCCTTTCATATGGGAAGTAGATAACCGTGAGGCGTTCAAGACCTTTGGAGATAAGTTCAAAGAGATTGTTAAACGTAACCGTTCATTCATTCAGTTCAGCATTAACGTGACTGGCATTGAGCGTGAAATGAACAACGGTCAGTCCTACTTTGTACCTAAGGTAGACGTTGACTATTCCTCAGACCTAGCCATTACAGATCATGTGTTAGATATGCACCGCAATAGTTCGGAATGGATTACTCAGTACAATGACTACATCAACTCAGAGTTCACTGCCAAAGCGGTAGAGACTCTAAACACTGCCGATGAAAGTCTAGTTAACGAGTTTATAGATGTGGAGTAAACATGAACATACACGAATTAAAGGTACAAAAATATCTTAATAGTGTAGTGGCAGGGACGGGTGGTATGAGCCGCCCTGTCCTTAACTCCATGATGAAAGATATTAAATTAGCGTTAGAAAAGCAACTCGTAGACTCCCGTAACCCTGACTTTAGGTTACGAATGTCAAACATAGGTCGTTCTTATTGCCAGCTTTGGTTTGATAAGAACCAGCCAACAGATGCTCTACCATTTCCCAACAGCTTCTTGATTAACATGATCCTCGGTGATCTTGTGGAAGCGACTATGAAAGGTATCCTCACTGAGGCTGGTGTAGTATGGCAGGATGGTGAACACTTAAAGCTTAACTTAGGTAAGCATGTTATCAATGGTACTCCTGACCTAATCATTGATGGTGCTGTATGGGATATTAAATCCTGTAGTCCGTGGGCTTACGCAAACAAGTGGATAGACTTTGCTACTGTAAAGGATCATGATTCTTTTGGGTACGTAGGGCAGTTAGTTGGGTACAGTAGGGCGTTAGACTTAGATGCTGGTGGTTGGATTGTTATCAACAAGGCCAACGGGCAGTTCAAGTTTATCACTGCTGAAGGTATTGATATGGAGGGTGAGTTAGCTATACTAGAAGATAAAGCTAATCGTATAGTAGATGGAGATTACTTTGAAAGATGTTATGAACCTGTCAAAGAAACATTCCGTAAAGTACTAACAGGTAACCTCAAGCTAGGTATAGAGTGTGGCTTCTGCCAACATAAGTACAAGTGTTGGGATACCTTAGTAGAACGAGAGTCCATACCATCCAAGGCCAAGACACCAGCAATGGTTAACTATATACACATAGGAGTAGCAGCGTGATGATTGATATGACAGAGAATGACTTCGGGGTACTGATGCGTCCTGTTATGGAGGAGGACGGTGATTGGGAGGGTAATGTTCAGATCTCCGTGTTCAGTAATCTTATGCCTAAGGTAGATGACGAGGTTCATTCGCAGCTAATGTTCTTAGCTTATAAGATGTCAGCAATGGTTCAGTACTGTAATGATAACCCTCACTTTGATGATATTCTTAATGATTACACGGAAGGTCTAACTGAAGAGTTAGGTCTTGATGCTAGTGAAGAACGTGAGGTAAGTAATAAGGACAGGGTAACTAACAGGGAAGGCAACGTCATAACGCTAGACTTCAATACTAAATGTGAGGGAGAAGGATAATGAATGTAGTAACGGAGAGTGTAGGTAACTTAGACAGTGATGGTATGCCCCTGTATTTAGATGATGCGCTAGAGGATTTAGTTAATCATCCTAATCATTACAAAGCAGAGGGAATGAGTACCATTGAATGTATTGAGGCTATCCAAGCTGCCCTTACAGCGGAGGAGTTCCAAGGCTTCTGTAAGGGCAACAACATCAAGTACACATGGAGGGCTAATAGAAAGCACGATGTACGCACTAACCTAGAGAAAGCCCGTTGGTATTTAAATAAATTACTGGATAGTTTATGAGGTATCCTCTCAAGAAGGAAAAGAAACCTAAGCACCGCAAGGTGACCAACAGTATACTTGGTAAAACATGTGGGGTTAACTGCAAGGTTACACCCCCTGAACCCTACCAAACATGGAGTGAGTACCTAGCCACCAACCGTGACCAGCCTAAGCCCTACCGTTCATGGTTAGAGTTTAGGCTTTTCTCTGATGGCCCTATGAAAGAAGTAGACTATGAGCCTATTAAGGTAGACTACGAGGTAGTAGAGCAGCGTAAGTACACACCCGATGGGGTGATGGGTAACATTTGGTTTGAGGTCAAGGGGCGATTCAGAACACGACATGAAATGGATAAGTACCTCCATGTACGTAAGTCTAACCCCATGAGCAACCTAATATTTGTACTACACTCAGAGAATGTTGCACTTCCTGGCGCACAGAAGCGCAAGAACGGAACACGTAGATGCATGGAGGACTGGCTGCTAGAAAACAATTTCCCTTACACATACGAAAGTAAGATGCATGAGTTTATGAAACACCTAAACAAAGGATTGAATTAGTGGAATACATAATGGTAGTGGTAATGGGGGCGTTGTTTATTTACACATTATTTTGGGGATAGGTCTTGACTTTTAACTTTTAATCAGTATAACTGTACAGCCCCCAACAATTTACAGGACAGGATATGGAAACATCAAATCAAATACTTAGTGACATAACAGTCTTTTCTAAGTATGCTAAATACATCCCAACCTTACAGAGGCGTGAGACATGGGACGAGTTAGTAACCCGTAACAAAGAAATGCACATGCGTAAGTACCCTCATATGATTAAAGGAATTGAGAGTGCATACAAGTTTGTGTATGAGAAGAAAGCCTTACCATCTATGCGCTCACTACAGTTTGGTGGCGCACCTATAGAGTTAGCACCTAACCGAATCTTTAACTGTGCTTACTTGCCAGTGTCAGAGGTTGAAGCCTTCAGTGAGACTATGTTCTTACTACTAGGTGGCACAGGCGTAGGCTATTCAGTACAGCGTCACCACGTTACTCAGCTACCTGAAGTGCGTGGCCCTAAGAAGCGTAAGCGTAGGTTCCTAGTATCAGATAACATTGAAGGTTGGGCAGACGCAGTGAAGGTACTGATGGAGTCTTACTTCCACGGACAGATGCAAGTAGACTTTGACTATCGTGACATACGCCCCAAGGGTGCTATGTTGATTACCTCTGGTGGTAAGGCACCTGGCCCTCAGCCATTGAAGGATTGTATTCATCAACTAACTAAGGTGCTAGACAATGCACTAGGCCGTAACCTTAGTACATTAGAAGTGCATGACCTTATGTGTTACATTGCAGATGCAGTACTTGCAGGTGGCATACGTAGGGCAGCATTGATCTCCCTGTTCAGCATGGATGATCTTGATATGATGTCCAGCAAGGCTGGTGAGTGGTACGTAGACAACCCTCAACGTGGTCGTGCTAACAACAGTGCTGTTATCTTACGGCATCGTGCTACCAAGGATGATTTCCTTAAGTTGTGGGAGCG